AGTCACTGGTACATTTACCGGTACTGTTACAATTGAGGTACCACAGCTACCTAAGATTGAGTTTCCGATGGAGGATTATACCTACTCATCGAATTTAGAGTCAGGTGTTGCTCAGGATCTTAATAAGCTGTTGGGTTTATCTGGAAATGATAAGGGTAGAAAAAATAACTATGCAGGAAGTCAATTACTAATTAATTCAGATCGAATCATACTAAATTCTAGGAATGACTATTTGATGTTATTTGGACAATCGGGTGTAGCAATCTCATCTCCAGGAAACGTCAATATTGATGCAGGTGATGGAGTTACTTTGTATGGTGAGGATGGAGTATTCTTAGGTGTACCTGGAAAGGGTGACACTAAGGATATGAATAAAAAACCACCAAAAAATAAAGCACAAGCTACGCTAGATAATGAATACGAACCGGTAGTGTTAGGTACCAAATTGGCAAACCTTATTGAGGATTTGCTTGTTATATTGAAGAATGCTACGCTACTAACACCGGTCGGTAAGGGGTACTTTAGAGAAGATGTGATGTATGAGTTTGCATCATTGCAAGCTCGTATTCCAGAAATACTAAGCACCTTTGCCTTTGTTGATGGTATTAGTCATGAAGGTGTTGATCCAGAACCAGAAGCACCAAAAACAGTAACTGAACCGCCAACAACTTTAGTCGGTACAGTAACCGGAACATTTACCGGTACTACAGGTGTTGTTGATCCAAATGCTCCTTCAACGGCAGTTACGAATCCATTAGCAGATCAACCAGACTTTTTTGAAACAGAATCCTTATACGGAGACACACTATAATATGGCAAGTTTAAAAGATAGAGTATACCAGATACAGCAAGCAATTGTATTGCAAGAGGCGTACGATAAGTATCAGCTTTTGATAGGAGCTTTGCAGGTAGATAAGGGTGTTGCATTAACTTTAGATCAAAGTTATATGTCAAAATTTGACGTTGCAGATGAGTTGCGAAAATTTGTGAAAGATAAAACAAATAAACCACCTGCAGAAATCAAACCACTATTAGATCCGGCAAAGACGATCACAGACATTGTTAAAGAAGGTAATTATGATAAGTTGCAGGATTATCTAAACAATTTATCACCTGCCGAATATGAACCACCAATTCAATCACCATTCAAATCAGCTAGTGGTGTAGACGTCATTCCTCTGCCAAATAAAACAACACAAGATCCAAGACGGACAGGTCGTGTAATAAAGCCGGGTCCAGTAGATGTATTGAAGGGTACTGAGATTCAAAAATGGTTAGTTAATAATAGTGTATTGTACGGATTCGTTCCATATGCTGATAACGCGTTGTACTATGTTGGTGTTGATCAAATTAAAAACCAGCTGAAAGCGGCTAGTGATAAAGAGGGTGAGTTGAAAAAAATTATTGGTAAGTTTTTGAAAAGTGCAAGCGCTTTATCACAGCTATCGTTGACAGCTCAAAAAGTGATTGAAAATAAGCTTCCAGATGCTAGTAACTTCCCAGATCCAGGTAATCTAGAATCGATACCAAACCATAGTGTAAAAAATAACTCAGGTAAAATACTCGATTTAGTTGTCATAGGTGGTCAAGCTGTGTGGCGCCCAGTTGCTTTAGCATTCTTAGCAATGCAAGCGGAAGCTAAAAAGTCAGGAATAAGTTTAAGTATAACTTCAGGTTTCCGTCCGGCTTTTGGTAGCAATCAAAAAGTGACAAGCTCTAAGGGTAGAAGTATTACACTAACAACGCAAGAAACATTACGACGTGATAAGAGTAGATGGGTCGGTAGGAGTAGTTTTAGCGGATCCGATGAAGACTTTGTATTCAAAGCAGGATCTAGTAAATATAATGCTGCAACAGCACCTCCAGGATCGTCAAATCACGGTAGCGGTATTGCTATCGATATGAACATCGGAGGTCGTAACAACTTCTCACCCCTAAAAACAGACAACTATGTTTGGTGTTGTAAAAACGCTCACAAATTTGGATTTGTTCGTACTGTGGGTAGTGAAGAATGGCATTGGGAGTACTTACCCGAAAAAGCAAAACTTGGACCATACGCTGTACTCACAAGTAAGACTAAGTTCTATGCAGATCTTGGATTAAATAATTTGACTGTGTAATGCCATACAATTTTGAAGCAACCTTTGTTCAGCCATTATTACTACAACTAGATAACGGAGTTATCAAGGGGGCTGATTCATGGGCAGATGCTATCACAAAAGCATATATCACAACAATCAAAGCAGGCCTTCCACAAGGAACACCTCCAGTGCTTCCAGCACCGGGATTAAACCCAACCACACCCCCACCATATCCGCTTGGAGTATCAGGATTCACTACGGCAGATTCTCGCAGCCAAGCTTTTTATACAATTATTAGAGCTTACTTTTTAGCAAAAGAGGTTAGCTTGGATAAGGGTGCAATTGAGAGTTTTGTGCAATCGGTTAAACAGTTAATTCAAAAACTGAAAGTCCGTACAGCAAAGGTGAAGAGTCTACTAGAGCGTATCAAGCAGATACAACAGCAATTATCAGAATTACCAAAACTTATCACCGAAATTATAGCAGGTGTTAAAGAGGAGGTTAAAAATCTAATTGAGGAGGTAAAGGGTATCTTTAGTAGTGTGTTTGATGAAGTTCAGACAAGCATGGGTCCGGCAGATTTTGTAAATGTTTTCAGGGAAGAAATAAACCTATTCGAAAGTCTAAAAAAATTTGATCCAACTAATGTAGCTGGAATAAGAGATATTGTGTTGTTTGTTTCTGAGTACGGAAAGCGAACTAATAATTTATTAGCATCCGGTACTAGCGAGCAATTACTTAAAAAGTACTTTCGAGATCGAGTTTTTGGTATAGCAAAGACCTTTATAGATTTTGCAAATGGTATAATTGATCCTAGTAAAATTTTAGACTTAATGAGTCAGCTAGCATCCAAATTACCACGCTTACAGAAGTTATACAATCAAATTAAGCGTTTTGATTTAATTGTACGCTTTGTTGAGCCACAACTTAAAAAGCTTAAAAAGCGAAAGGACGATTTGATCAAGCAGATTAGAGAAGTGATACAACCTAAGATTGTAGAGTTGCAAAAGAAGCTAGCACAGAAACAAGCTGAACTAGTTAAGAAATTAAAAGACAGTAAAGCTGCTAGTCTGTATGCATCTGCTGCAAAAAAGATTAATGATCTAAAAAAGAAAAACGAAAAGAAAGTAAAGAAGTCAAGAACTAAGGTACAACAGCTTACAAAGGCTTACAAGCAGAGTCGTGATATAATCGGTAGAGTGACAACACTCATTGAAGGTGTGAAGCTGGAATTTACATCAATAGGTGATGAAATAAAGGCGATGCAGAAGAGTGTGGAACAGACTTTCAATCAAAACGCAAGCTTTGATGCAATTGATACTATTCAGCCAGGACCTGGACCATTATCGGTTAATGATATTAAGACTGAGCTCATAAAGATGAGGGGTTATGTTGATAGTTTGGGTTTAGGTGAATTTGGTGAGGTAGCGGCATTAGTGATTACGCAAACGAAGTGTAACTTTGAAACATTTAAACTATTCTTCGAAAAGCGAAACATGAAAATAAAGCAATACGTTTTAGAGATTGAGATGCTTGAATTTTCGATTAGAGGATTAATTAATACAATCCAAGAAATACGTTCAGGTAAAAAGCGAGCTAAAGAAAATAAGAGTATTGCGAGTAAGTGGTTATTAGATCGTGTTAAGTCTATGAAGGATTTGCTTAATCAATTGGTAGTCAAAATTAGACCACTTGTTCGTAGAGTGTCTAAGTTTATTAAAGATCAAATAAAGAAGGTTAAGGATTTCATTAAAAATGATCTGAAAAAATTTCAAGAGGATCTTAAAGTGTTTGCAATCAATTTGATTCCAATAAAAAGCGATGTGCAAGACGCTAAAGATAAGAAAGCTGCAGCTGAAGATAAGATGCGTAAGATTCGTGATAAAATGAATCAATTGAAAAAATTGATTGAGTTAGGAAAATATACATCAGATACTGTGAGAGGTTTAGCTAATCTAGTATCTAATGTTGCTGCTGGGAACTACAAATTTTCAGAAAACCTTAATCATATTAACCGATTGTTAGATGGAATCTATAACATAAGGGGTTTCAATAAAAGTGACGCAGTAAAAAGTAGTTTACAAAAGGAAAAGCAACGTGCACGAGACCAATTTAAAATGCTGCTCGTTATTGAAGCTTTAGTTGTTGGTATTGTTGAGACCGTAAAAGAAATTAAGGAAACAGATTTCAAAAAAGAGCTGCAAGAGATTGTTGATAACTTATCAAGCAATTATCCAGGAAAGCAAACACTACAAACGATCGTAAATTTGGCAGATAATCCACCAAAAAATATAAACGAAATTAAGAGTGTTTTGGATCAGTTAGCGACTGGTGCATTAATGGATGCTAGTGTTATTAATAACCTAGTTAGTTTAGAGCGAAAGTATTTACGCAAGAGTCGAGAGTTGGTAAAGGTTCTGTGTGATGTTAAAAAATTGGAAGGGACTGCGGCAGAAAAGAAATTGTTAAAAATTAAGAACTACCTAGATAAAGATCAATCCTTCTTATCAATTGCCTTTGATATGTTATCAGATGAGTTAAAAAACTTTCAAAAGTTTATTGCTAAGAAAGCAAAAAAACTTATCGATAGCGTCAAGCAAAAGATAGCAGTCAAAAGAGCTAAGGTTGAAGCTTTAGCTGAGATTGAACTTAAAAAAATAATAGAAAAGAAAGTTAATCCAGATGCAGTGATTATGTCAATTACGTTTGGATTAGCAGCTAGATTATTTTGGACGGGAGCTACTTGGACCGGTCCAACTGGCACAAACCACATTACACTAAACATAGGCATCTTTAAACAAATAAAAGCTAAATCGACTGAAGGAGCGTCAGCTATGATACGACAGATGGCTAAGAGCTTTGAGCTACAGCTGACAGCAATGTCTGGTTTAGTAATACCACCGGCAAATACAGGTATACCTCCGGTAGCATTCTCGGGGTACAAATAAAATCTTAAACTATTTATATAAAAACAACATGAAAGGAACCGAATTTATTAACTTAATGCGAAAAGTAATTCGTGAAGAGGTGAGGGCTGTTGTAAAGGAGGAGCTTAAATCGTTTAAGCCCGTTATTGTTGAATCAAAACAACAATCAGTTACAAAACTTGAAGCACCAAAGAGAAAAGTAGTGCAACCAGAACCCTTGATAAAAAGACAAGAGCCAGTATTCAAAGGACCACTTGCAGATATCTTGCAAGAGACCTATGCTGCAATGAAAAACGAACCACCGGTGGACGATCCAGAAGCAGCTTGGCCTGATATGAATGGTGGTGTTGTTACTATGGATAATATGCCAGGAGGAATGGGTATGTCAATGGCAGCAATGATGGATGATGATTTTGGATCCAGATTAAATAACCAACCAACACAGCAAACAACTACGCAACCATTAATGCGTGATTATTCTGCTATTCTAAGAAAGGCTGACGACATCGCAAATAATAAAAGATAATGGCTATTGAGATTAAAGTACATCCGCTAGATTTTGAACCCAATGTTGCTATTGGGATTGATCTACCTATGATGGCTGGAGCGGGTGCTGCTTTTAAGTTGAATTACACAACACTCGATCAGGCAGTATCTAATGCAAAAAACCTACTACTAACAAATAAGGGTGAGAGAATAATGCAACCTGAGTTTGGTTGTGATTTGCGAAATCAGCTTTTTGAAAATATCACAGAGCAAACTGTGACAGCTATAGAAAACACAATTAGAAGTAGTTTTGAATATTGGTTGCCGTACATATTTATTAATGATCTGCAGGTGGCACCTAACGAGGATAATAATAGAATCAGTATACTTTTGAGTATTAGCTTAGAAGGTAATAAATTTGATACTAGGTCTATCCAATTAGAGTTATCGGTAAACAACGCATCATAACATGGCAAATATATCTAAAACAACATCTAAGGATATTCAATACTTTGGTAGGGATTTTGACTCTTTAAAAAAGGGTCTCATTGACTTTGCTAGAATCTACTATCCAAATACCTATAATGACTTTAATGAGTCATCGCCTGGTATGATGTTTGTTGAGATGGCAGCCTACGTTGGTGATGTACTCAACTACTACATAGACTCACAGTTCAAAGAGAACTTATTATTACACGCTACAGAAACTAGAAGTGTTATGTCGATTGCAGCTGCAATGGGATATAAGCCAAAAATTAGCGTACCATCCATTGTAGATGTTGATGTGTTTCAACTCCTACCTCCATCAGGTAGTGGAGCTAATGTAGTTCCAGATACGAGATATGCATTGCAGATCCAACCAGGAATGCGTACAAGAAGTTCTGTTGGTAGTATTGAATTTATGATACAAAACAAAGTTGATTTTGCAATCAACAACGTATTTGATCCAACAACATACTCTGTCTATAGTATTGATGGTAATGGAGCTCCTAATTACTTTTTAGCTAAAAAAACTGTAAAGGCTGTATCGGCAATGCCAAAGACAGTCGATATTGAGGTTGATGGTGTAACAAAATTCTTCAAATTTCTAGTGCAAGATGAGAGCTTGATTGGAATACAATCAATCACAGATGCAGACGGAAATACTTGGTATGAAGTTCCTTATCTAGCTCAGGATACTATTTTTGAGAGAGTTGAGAATACAGCTTTTAATGATCCAGATGCTGCGACTTATAGTGAAGATACACCATACTTATTAAAACTAAAAAGAGTACCTCGAAGATATATAACACGTGTGACTGAAGATGGTATTGAAGTTCAATTTGGTTCTGGTATCAGCTCATCAGCAGATGAGGAGTTATTAGCAACTCCTGAGAATATCGGATTATCGTTACCAACGGGAAAAGAGGACATAGATTGGTCTGTTGATCCCGCTGCACCAGTTTTCACTGGAGCTTATGGGGTCGTACCATCAAACACAACACTAACTGTAACTTACTTAGTTGGTGGTGGTATTTCGTCAAATGTACCGAGTAACACTATTACAGAGGTTATTGGTATTGATACGACTAGCACAAATTTACCAAGTGCGAACCCAACACTAAATACAACTATATTAAATTCTATTGCTGTTAATAATCCAACAGCAGCTGCCGGAGGTAGAAGTGCTGAAACTCTAGAAGAGATTCGTCAAAACGCTATTGCTCAGTTAGCATCTCAAAACAGAGCTGTAACTAAGGAGGATTATATCATAAGAGCGTATGCTATGCCAAATGCGTATGGAAGCGTGTCTAAGGTATTCATAACACCTGATGAGCAAAATAATATAGAATCTTCAGAGGTTGGTGATAAAGTATCAAACCCGTTAGCGCTTAATATGTATGTGCTAGCTTATGATAATAATAAAAATCTGACCACAGCAAATAGAGCTATCAAAGAAAACCTACGCACCTATCTTAGCCAGTACAGAATGCTTACAGATAGTATTAATATACGAAATGGTTATGTTATTAATATAGGAGTTGACTTTGATATTATACCACTTCCAAACTTTAACGCAAACGAGGTTATTCTTAATTGTGTGAGTGCATTAAAAGATTTCTTTGATATTGATAAGTGGCAGATTAATCAACCGCTAGTCTATAGTGACGTTTTTAATGAACTCCTTAAAGTGAGAGGTGTTCAAACTGTGACTAGTGTGAAGTTTAAAAATTTAAACGATGAGCTGAGTGGCTATAGTAATGTTGTTTATGATCTAGCAGAAGCAACTCGTAACGGGATAGTATATCCAAGCTTGGATCCAGCTATTTTTGAAGTGAAATATCCTAACAACGATATTAGAGGACGTATCGTAACATTCTAAATATGATTTTAAGATTTTATCCAACCAAAGACGCTACAATATACGAGCAGTACCCTGAAAGGAATACTGGCTTGGATGCTATGCTTGAAATTAAAAAAACCTTAGTGGGTAGTGCAAGCTATAATTCTAGAATCTTACTAGACTTCGATTACACTAGCATGTCTGCTAGCATAGCCTCTTTAGGATATAATCCAAATCAATTTCAATACTCGCTAAAACTATACACATCTGACGCTAACGAAATTCCATCCGATTATACTCTATACGCTTATCCTTTAAGTGGTAGTTGGAGTATGGGTGTTGGTCGTTATGGCAATAGTCCAGAAACAAAGGTAGGTGTAAGCTGGTATTACAAACAAACAGCAGATGACGTCACCACTTCATGGTCTACCTCGTCATTTGCAGCTACAGTAACAGCTTCATGGCTTTCTGCAGCGGGTGGTGGAACATGGTATACGTCGAGTGTTGCATCACAATCATTTAGCTATACTACATCGGATGTTGATATGGATATCACACCGATCGTAAGAAAGATTCAATCAGGATCTCTTAGCTTTAATGGTATTGTTATTAAGAAGAGTGATGCTGATGAAGCATCTGCAAACGTATTTAATAGCATTAAGTTCTTTAGTAAGGATACGCATACAATATACCTACCGGTTATTGAAGCAAAGTTTGACGATAGCGTTAGTCTTGGTACACTATCAGCAGTAAGCTCTACCGAAGAGATTACAATAACACCAATCGATTTAAAACCTTCTTACGCTGAATCTTCAACACCAAAAATAAGATTTTCAGCAAGAACAAGATATCCTGTGGCAACATTTGCTACATCGTCACAATACCTAACCAGATATAGATTACCAGCTGGAACCCAGTATGCCATCTACAGCGCTCATAACGATGACGTTGTTCTTAATTTTAGCGATTATACTAAGATTAGCGATGATGCTACTAGTAACTACGTAAAATTGCACTTAGACAGCTTTCAGCCAGAAAGATACTACAAATTGGTATTGAGAGTTCCTAACTCAGGATCTTATGCATCGTATGATGTATATGACGATAAGTGGATTTTTAAAGTTACTAGAAACTAATGAGATTTCCAGATCAATCATTAATAGGAGATTTGGGTGATGACGTTAGATCAAAAACGTCAGCTAGCCTATCAACTCTCGCTACATCAAGTTTAGACGAGAATCAAACAACCTATGACCTATTACCAACTATAATTAACAGACCGCCAGTTATAGTAGAGCCAATTGAAATGGCTTCAACACCACAAATTAAGCCATACGAAACAGCAGATGCTAGTGGTAAGTATTTGTATTACTTTCCAGATGGTACTGTTAAGATTAATTTGGGTGCAAAAATTACACTAGCTGTAAAAGCAGAACAACCGCAGATACTGAATGTAGAGAATGGGGTGTTGACAATGGTTAAACCATCAACTGGATTAATATACATTTGGAGAAAAAATGGCGTAATGCTAAACTCAAACCAATCAACCTCATTACAATCGAAGGTGAGTGTACTAGGCAATAAGGTTGTATTTGATAATATGCAGCCATCGGATGCTGGAACCTATACTTGTGAGATAAGTAATGATATTGGAACGGTAACTACAGAGCCAATCGTAATTGAGGTGTTGAATCTTGATTTCGACGCTATGTTCTATAGAAACCTTATTAACAATCCGTACGGCACGAACGGAACAGATGGATGGCAAGTAAACAATAACGATCTAACAACTAAAACGCTTGCTAAAATTCCATCTAAAGACCTAACGAGACCAGATAGAACAGATTTATTTGGTTATACGTTAGATACAATGCATCCAAGACCTTATCAGCTAGATACTGGAGTTATCCAGGGATTCGATATGACTAGGGATTTTCTTAAAGAGAATGCATCTTATTTTACGAGAACACGATATAAGTTTTTAAAACGTGGAGGATCATTTTTAGTTAGAGCTTATCAGGATATTGATCTATCCGACATAGTATGGTTGACTAAAGGTGGTGTTTTTGGTGT